CAGGTCGTTGCCGGGTGATTGGACTTGCATCACCACATACGGCTCAGCAGCCCCGTCCGGTGCCACACCGCTATACACGCGACTACCGGCAACCGTCGCAGCAACCAGGAGGTCGTAAATGAATCGCTCGGCTCGTGGCAGCTCATTAGCCATTTACGGCCTGCTTGACCCGCGCCATATGGCGCGGGCGTACCGCGTCAACGGCTGGCTCGACGAAGGGCCGCGCGGCGCGTCCACGCCCCCCGTAGTTGATGACCGGCCAGTAGTCGGTCGCGTTGCTCACATCGCCCTTGTCGCCTGCGTGGGTGCCTTGGGTGCTGTTCAGCATCAGCCCGGTATCAACCGCGCCCACGGCTACGATGCCACGCTTGATCTCGCCTTCCAGGTCGAACACGGTCTCACCCACGGCATCCTCAACCTTGCCGCGCAATCCGCTGGCGAGATTCTTCCAATCGTTCTTGACGACCTTCGCGGAAGCGCGAATCATGGTTGCTCCTGACAGACCAGCGTCTTGACCATTGACCATGCGCCGCTATCCACGACCGCACCTATTTCGAGTGCGCGACCGTTGACGGTGATGCGGTCTGATGGCCGCACGTCCACGGCAGGACTCACATCGACCGCATACGCCGCTTGCCAGCCGAGCTGTTCCGCTATCGTGCGTTCCGTCCCTGAGCCCGTCGCACGCAACCGGCAATCACCAGCGGCAATCGTGGCCGTGCTGAGTGTCCGACCGCCCGCGCCATCCGACACCTCGGTATCACGAACTAACACGAAGGTATCTGGAAACGCGAGCGTTGCGACCAGGCCGCGAAACTCGGCGATGTCGGCAGCACTGAGAACGCCAGGCATTTAGGAGCCACTCCTGCCGGTGTAGCCGCTGACCATCTGGATCGCGCCCACACCGCTGCTAAACGTCCGCGCCATCTCGATACACTGCTTGTACTGTTGTGACCGGGTGAAACTGGTCCCGCCGCCAGCAGCAACGTCGTATTGCGCCGCGACCTTGGCAGCTTTCCAGCGCCAACCCTCCGATGCAGCCGCACGCAGGTTCCAGGTCGGCGTCCACAGGTACGAGCCTGCCAGTGACCACACCACCGTTCCGTCTGTGACCGTGCTGCCTGCTACCGTGGGCCACGTTGGTTGCGTTACGCCACTTGTGCCGGCTGTGGTGACGTAATACCCATAGCCATTGCTGACGGTTGGTGTCCGTATGGTAGACAGCGGATAGGCGGTGCTTGCGGCCCACACGTCGGCATAGGTGTAGCCGCTGGCGTCAGGCCGGCGCGCGAACAGCATCAGGTCGTCGACCTCTGCCGTCGTAAGCGCCGGCGCGACGTTCCACTGAAGCATCCGCTCCAGTCGTGCGCGTGCTTGCGCGAGGTCCACTATTTCGTCGCCTTCGCCGGTTCTGCCTTGGCCTCTGGCGGCGTGTAGCTATACTCAACGCCCGACTCGTGCCGGAGCGCCTTGAAGCCGCGATCCTGATACGTCGCGCGGTCCTCATGCTCGGCGGCGATGTTGCGGTTGCGGTAATCAGCGGCACTGACCGCGTACACCTCGCCGGTCTTGGGATGCTCAATAATAAGCAAGTCAGCCATGGCTTACTTCTCCCGTGTCTCGACGCCGCCTTTGAGTCCCTTGTCATCGCCGATCTGCTCAGCGCGTGGACGTTGCGCCACCAGACGCCGCACCGGGCCGCCCGGTGTTTGCTCGTCTGCCGGGATTTCCTGTACCTCGTGCGGGTGGTAGCTTTCCGGCCCGATGCGTTGCGTATAATCGCCGCGCTTCAAGCCTGGCCCTAAGGCATCCTCTGGACCTGTCCGCTCTTTGGGATCGCCGGCAAGCATAGGCACACCAGCATCCAACAGGTCATCGCGTGTGGTTGCGCCGCCTTGCGGATGCTCCAACCTGCGGTTCGCCTGGTCCGATGCTACGCTCGAATCCGCCGCGTTGCTGGTCTTGGTTTCGTTCTTGGATTCCGCCATGATTATCAATCTCCAAACGCCCGCAATCCTGACAGCGCCACACATACGCGAGTGTGCCGTCAGCGCGCGGCGTTGTATACGTTTCCGTTCGCAGATGCGGACACATTAGCTATTCAAAACACCCTGGATACGTGCCGCCGCGCGTGGCCCAAAAACGCCTAAGCCGCAGAAGAACTCCACCCTTGTCCGGTAGACGCTCTTGGTCTCCAACATGCCCAGGTCCATCACGGTCACGCCGCCATTGGTCAAGCCGGTGACACCACGGTCGGTATAGTCATCGCCAAACTTGACGATGTAGATCGATGAGGTCGTGCCGGCTGCCGTGCCTTGCGTTTCAGTCTGTGGCAGGATGAGTGAGCCGTCCGTCTTGTTGCCGATGTCCAGCACCGGAATGCCGGCATAGGTCAATACGTTGCGCTGGAAGCCTTCCGTCAAGACTTGCACCGTTTCGTTATACAGGTTCAGCCGGCGCATACTGCCGCGTAGCTTGGACATAATGTTCGCGTTGACATAGATCGCGCCGTTCGCGCCGGTAATACCCGGTACAGCGGCAATGCCCGCGTCAAGCACATCGAGGAAGTCTTGCCGCGTGCCATCCGTTGTGCCTGATGCCGCGAGTCCGTTCGCGCCGGCAGTGATGATCTGGCTGCCAGTGATCCGCGTTTTCAGGCCGTTGAAGCTGTTGGCGTCCACGCCGGTCGAGCCGTTGATGAAGGCATCTTGAAACTTATAGTTGATTGCCTTGACCTTCATATTCGTCTGGATTGCGCGCTGGTCGTTCAGGTTGCCGCGCGTGACGACGATGTAGCGATCCACGTCGGCGTCACTGCCCAGGATGACCAGCGACTCCGTGGCTTGCGCTACCGTGCCGGTTGACTCGGTGTACGCCGCGTTGACCGCGCGGAACTCGACCGCGCTCAGTGCCAACTCTTCGTTGTAGGCAAAGGCGTTGCCAGTGATGTCCATAAACGGCAAGCGGTCAAGCACGACCGACGTTTGGACAAAGCTTTCGAGCACGCCGCGCTGAAGGTCGTTTTCGCTCAGCAGCGCGGATTGGGCTAGTGTTTGAGCCATAGCTGGCTATCTCCTGCGTTCAGTGGCTGCGTAGGCGGCTTTCATGCGATTGAAGCCCGTGCCGACGACCGTATGGCCCTCGTCACGCGCGCCTGCGTCCGCGCTGCCGGTTCGTTTGCGTAAGTCAAAGAGCGCCGGTTCGTCTTTCGCCAGTTGCCGAAGCATCGCCGCGAGGTTCTTGGGAGCGCCATCGTTGTCAAAGTCCACATCGTCAAGGTTCAAGAGCCGTATCACCGTCGCGGTGCTTGCGGCGAGGGTCAACTTCTCAGCACTTGCGGCGGCGGCTAGCCCATCGCGGACGGCCATCGTGCGCTCGCGTTGCGTCAACTGCTGTTCCTTGTCGGCTGCGGCCTTCTCTCTGGCGCTTACTCGCTCGCCTTCGGTGAGTTTGGCCTGTTCCTGCTCGGCTTTGAACTTCCGCAGCTCATCAGCTTCGCGCTGAAGGGCCTTGTAGTTCTTGGTGTTCTCGCGCTCTTTGCGGATCGCTTCTTCGAGTTTGGCAACACTCTCAACGGGTGAAGCATCGCGCTCGACCGTCGCTGTTTCGGTTGCTTCCGTTGTGGTCGTGGCTTCGTCAGACATCGCGCCCTCCGAGGCAATAAAAAACGCCCACCTGAGTACAGGTGAGCGCCGAAAGGCGGTGGCTGTCTTGGTGAGCGGAGCGGCATCACGCCGCGCGGCATATTCAGTTATGTCAAAGCAATACTAGCACGGGCTATTGGCTACGTCAATACTTGGATGGTAGACTATAGCGTTTGTCTATGTAATGAATAATCATGACAAGCGCGCGCCTCAGCACCAGCATAAACTCGCGCATCTCATCCGGCTGTGGCTGTGGCGTGGCACTCATGGCGTCTGTACCGTCCAATCGTTCGACTCAAACAATGCCACCAGGCCGTGACTGAGCGCGTCAATCATCCGTTCACTCTGCTTCTGCCCGGTCATATCCAGCATGGCGTGGATCGCCTCGTGCCAGAACGTGACCAGCTTCACATCATCCGGCAGCGTCGCCTTGATCAGTATCTCTCCCGTGGCGCTGTTGAAGCTGCCCATCCTGAGCGGTACGTCATCGATCAGATCGACCTCGCGCACGGTGAATGTGATCGGCCCGACGCGGACGGAGTTAGGCAGGTGCATCATCGTAGCTCCTTTAGCGTCCGCTGCCGTAACGCCTTGCCAAATCGACCCGCGTCCACCTCGACCGGAATGTCGGTTATGTCCAATGCCCCCGCCCTAAACAGGTCGAACCGGCCACGTCCCAGGATGCCGCGTTGCTGTGCGTCCTCTAGTCTGTTGAACAGTTCCGCGCCGGTTGCTCCCGCTGGCACATCGGGCAGCACAGGGATCGGCGTACAGCGGCACTGGATATGCGAGACGAACGGCTCGTCAACGTCAAAGACCATGCCGTCACGCGCCCAGCAGCTAACACACGTCCTGGCTTGCCTGGCTGACAGCCACCTCCACTGCTTGACGATCTTCCGGTTCTCCTTGTACGTTTCAAGTGTAGCGCCGCGATATGCCCGCAGCGTCTCAGTCCTCGAAATCCGCGCCGCCCGTACCGCACTGCTGCCGGTTGCCTTGCGGAACTCGGATGCCACGACGCGCAGGCCGCGTCCTGTGGCAAGACCATCCACCAGCGTTTGACTTGCCGACTTCGCCGCGTCATCGCCAAAGCTTGCCAGGAGGTTCTCGAGTGGCGAACCGTCACTGAGCGCCGCTATCAGTTCGTTCGTTGCTTCGACCGGCAACCGCGCGCCACTCGGACCGAGCAGCGCCGCTGTGTGCTGCTGTGCCATGCCCGTCGCCGCGCGTTGGGCTGCCATGATGCGTGGCAGCGCGCCCGACGCGTAGCCGTCAGTCAGCGTCTTGGTCTGTTCAATCAAGTCCTGGTAGCGCGTCATCCGGCGCAGTTGGTCCGGTGTTGGCGTGTCGTCACCGATGGCCGCAAGTAGCCGCGCCAGGCTGTCATTGAGTTTCGCCTGCACCGGTAACCAGGAGCGCAAGAGCAGTTGGAGCGTGGCCGCATCTTGACGTAACAGCGCGGCCCGCTGTCCGGCGATGACGACGGCGAGTGGCAGGCCGGCTGTCATGGTGTTTGGCGCTCGCCTTTTTGTTTGTAGTAGGAATCAAGCGTGCGTTGCTTCTTGCATCTTTTACAGATAGCCATGTATCCACCGGCTGTTGACCGAGTAGGCAATTGAAGGTAAAAGGCATCAAGCGGTTTCATTTCACCACATTCTGTGCACGTCTTTCTTCCCGTACGCAGCGCCTCTAGGGTCTGAGTCCGATATCCTGAATGAGAGCGTCGTGGAATACCGAGATTTCTCAGGATTTGCAATACGCGCATTGCGCTGATGCCGAATTGCAGACCGACTTTACGTAGTGTCGATCCCTGCTGATAGACCAGTGCAATCTCCCGGTCCCGTGCGTCATTTACCTTTGGCATAGACCCTCCTATCCCGCGTCGAACGCCTGGCCGAACGCCGCTGCCGTCGTGGTCGTTTCCATCTCCTTCTCGGCTTCCATCGTCGCGATCTCGTCACCGCTGAAGCGCAACCGGCGCCAGCCTTCCTTCTGCGAGATGCCCACGTCACGCACCATGATCGCAACCGTCTCCGCTTCACTGCGTTCGTTGCGACTGGCAGCATCGGCCCATACGGTGCGGAGTTGTGTCTCCGTACCGTTCTCAACCCTGAGCGCGAATGCCAGCGCATCGGCCCACACATCGCCAAAGTCCACTTGCGTGTCATCGACCCGGCTGACCAGGCGCGACTCGGCTACTTTCAGACTCTCACCTGATGGAAAGTCGCCGCCCAAGTGGAAGTAGTGTATCGGTATGCCCTTGATAGCCGCGATGTCTTGATACAATCCGGTCTTGACCGACTGGTACTTTTCAATGTCCGCAGCAGGAAAGGTAACGGCTTTGGCCTCCGGGTTTGCGACAGTCATAATCCGAGTAATGCCAGCCTGGAAGAGGGCCGCTGGACTACCGTCGTCATTGACCGGCTCTTCGACACCGATGATCAAGCGCTGCGGAAAGGCCACGACCTCGCACGCAACCATCAAGTCATGCATCGCCTTATTGAGCGAGTCCTGAATTGGCACAATGTCGCGCAACTCTGCCGTACCGTGCGCGTGCGTGTCACTGTCGAACGGAAAGTGAAACACCGGCACGCGGCCAAAGTCGTTGCGTATATCGTCGCCATCGCCATCGTCATAGCGTCCGAACGCCGCGACCGTCGCGCCGGACGTATCGGCCATCGTGCGGTACTTCTCAATGCGGTCGGGATAGTACAAGTTCAGCCGGTACCGCTTGCCGTCCTTCCAGAGTTTCGCCGCCTTGGTAATCACGTCCGGCTCCTCGGCGTCGTGCTCGTGCGTCATGGTGAGGCCGGTATGCGGATAGAACCGCGCGCGGCCGCTGGCATCAGGCCAGACCAGCAGATACGCATCGCCGGACGCGATGGCCTCTTTATGCACCCGGTTATGCGTGCCGCCGAGCCGCGCGCCCTCCCACAGCGCCCAGGCGTCCTGTCCAGCCTGCTCGCCGCCGTCAAGTGCGGTAAAGCCTTCCACCTTCAAGCGGTCGGTCAACGCGCCCACGACGGCCGGGCAGATGTTGACATGCAAGCCGGTCAGCAATGCCGCGAACGCCGCGCGGTACTCACTGGACGCAAAGGCCAACCGATGGTTGCCGCGTAGGTAGTCGTGGTACAACTGGTACTCGGTTCTCCGGTCTGCGAGTGAGCGCAAGGCCCAGGCCACGTCGGTTTCATTGGCAACCAGTCCGGCGTTGTAGATACGCGATCCCGTCGCATACGGTACATCTGTCATCGGTATACACTCCTATGCAGCACGAGCTTCCGCGATGGCTCGGTCGTAATCATCAGCGTGGTCAGCGCCCACACCAGCGCGTCAAGGCGATCAGGACTGTCGCCGCTTTCAGGCGTCCACCCGGTCAATTGCTGTTCAAGCTCAGGAAACGCGCCGGCGTGCTTGACCTTGCCTTGCTCATACAGCGCGGCTACCGGTTCCGCTCGTGTGCGCTTGCCTCGACTGGCGTGCACTTTAGTGTACGGAATGCGCGCCTCGACCGTGCGTATCACCTGTTCTACCAGATCCCCACCATTATTCACCTCAGCCACGATCCGGTCCGCGTGGAACTCGTGATAGGCCGCAACCGCGCGTCGCGCCCAGCCGTCAGGCGAGAGACGGCACGAACGATCCGCAAGCACGTAGCCCAGGCCGTCAACGCCGAGGCCGGCGACAATGATGCCGGTCTCGTCACTGTCCTCTCCTGACGTGGTGGCCGGGTCAATGGCGACCACAACCCGCGCCATATCCGGCAGCTTCGTGGCGTAGACGATCATGGCATACGACCACAACGCGCCTTCCACGTCCTCTAAGAACTCGCCGAGCAACTCCTGCCTGCCCAGGCGCGTGCCTTCATACTTTGTGATAATCTGTTCAAGGAACGCGCCGGCCAGGTTCTCGCGATTCTCATAGGTCGAGCCGCGCGTGATCACGGTCGTCGGCGATGCCATCAGATCGCGGACAATTCGGACCGGGCGGGGCGTGGTTGTCGCGACGGCGCGCGGATTGTCGCCCAGCCGCAACCCAAGCATGGCCTGGTCCCACGATTCAGGATAGCGCCAAGCGGCAATCTCATCAGCCCACAGCGCCATGTGCTGCTTGCCGCGCAACCGCTCCGGTTCATCTGCGGTAAAGATCAGACTGGTCGCGCCATTCGGCCATTCAAGCCGGCGCTTCGATGGCAGATAGGTCGGACGCTCGCTGTTCGGGCAAATGTTCAAGATACCTGACTCACCCTCAATCATAATATCGCGCGCGTCATCTGCCGTTGCCGCGATCAGATTGACATAGCGATACTGTTTCACGGTCTCGCGAACCCACTCGGCGCCGGTGCGGGTCTTGCCCCAGCCTCGACCGGCCAGGATAAGCCAGACGCGCCAGTCACCAGCTGGCGGTATCTGAGACGGGCGCGGCTCCCACTCACTCCATTCCTCCTGCGTCACTGTCGGGCGGGCGGAAGGCGGCGAGAAGTCGAACGGCTTTATCAGACAAGACTCCGTGGAGAATGGCAAGCTTATCGGCGTCTTGTCTTTTGATCCACGGCTCGTCTCGGGTAACTCGAACCTGAATTCGTAATGTTTCGATGTAGTCTTCGAGGAGCCCATAGACCTGCTCACCTAATGCCTTCTTTTTTTCTATGCCGTTTGGGTCGGATGCTATGAGCGGATTCGCACGCTTCCATCCCTGCACCGTTGACTTTGGCAGCCCCATCCGCTGCGCTACCGTATACACCGACTCGCCTGCCAGAACCGCCGCTATCGCCTCCGCCTTTGTCTCCGGGCTATACCTGTGGTTCACACGTCACCTTGACCACGACGCCCATCCGCTTGAACTCCATCAGCTTTGCCGCCGCTATCACTTCGTCCTCCGGCAAGTCAAACGTCAGGCGTAAGCCATGATCCTGTAACGTCTGGACCTTGACGACTTCGGCCAGGAATGTCACCGTATCGCTCACTCCACCACCACGAGCGGCACCGTGCCCGCACGCCGGTTGCCGCTGCTCATGACCGAAAGTCGGAGCCGATACTTGCCCGCCGTCAAGCCACGAAAGCGCTGGGTAATCGTCGTCGCGCTCGCGACCGCCGGCTGATCCTGCAATGTCACCACCGTATCCACACCGTCGACCACTTGACGCAGCACGCCAATGGGTAACGTGGGAGCGCCACCCGCCACGAGCAGACCCGTCACATCAAAGGTACGGGTTTCGTCACTCTCTGGTGTCAGAAAGACCAGACCTTCCACCAGTCCGGTTTCATCGTTCTGCACGCTCATGGGATCTCCTTGAAGGTATGCGTCATCGGCTGGGTCTTGAATGTATGCGTCGTCGGCTGGGTCTTGAATGTATGCGTCGTCGGCTGGGTCTTGAATGTATGCGTACGCGCCGAGAGCACGGAGCCCGGCGTGATGAACAGCAGACCCGTTCCGCTCCCGAGCGCGTTTGCCGTTTGCGCACTGCCGGAAAGCGTCCGCGCTGGCGCGATGAACTGGATACCGGCCCCGGTTCCGATTGCCGCGCTTGCCTGTGCCGAGCCACTGAAAGTAAAGACCGGCGCAAGCACGGTGATGCCGGAACCGCTGCCTATCGCCGCTCCTGCCTCGGCGCTACCACTGAGCGTACGTGTGCCTGCCGGCGCGACAAAGGTCAGTCCGGCCCCGCTGCCCGTCGCCACGCTTGCCTGGGCGCTGCCACTGAGTGTAACAGGATTGGCGACACTGAGGCCGGTCCCGGTTCCGGTCGCATTCGCCACTTGTGCTGAGCCACTGAGTGTAACCGGATTGACGACCTGGAGACCGGTGCCCGTGCCGGTCGCAGCACCAGCTTGCGCGCTGCCGGTAAGCGTCCGCGTTGGTGAGACATCGAGCACGGCGGTATTGGTGAGCCACAGTGAGTCCGTGCCGCCTGACACGCCCAGGTAGCCGGACCATTCAAGGCTGACCGTCGCGCCGCCCGCGTCTACGACATTGAAGGTGCCATACCGCCCGCGTCCAGAGCTTGTGCTGCCGCTGTACGGCCCACCCTTGACACTCGATGACTGGTCAAGTGCTGCACAGTGATACACGCGCGGCCCACCCGCGCCGCCTCTGCCGGTCGCCGCGTTATAGACGCCGGTGGCATAGTTGCTGTTCGAGCCGTCATCGTAGGCCAGGCCGTGCATATCGCCTGCGATGATCACAAAGCGGTTATTCAGACTGTTGGCAATAAAGAAGTCAGACAACTCCACCCGCTCGGTGTTGTAGCGTGACCAGCCATCGTCGTTATAAAATGTGGTGTCGGTCGAAAGCGCGCTGCCTACCCATCCGTTCGGCATGACCACGATGCCGACCTCTCCGGCCTGCTTCATGGCGAGCAGTTGATCCTTGAACCACTGCTTCTGCGTCGCACCCAGGCAGGTCTTGGAACTATTGTCCGTTGCCGAGACCGAGGTGCGTGACGACCGCACGTCAAGCATGATAATGCGGACACGTCCGACCACGGTCGCGTGCGACAGGTTATTATCGGGCGCGGTGGCGTTGACGTTGGGCAATGCGGGACTGGGGGCAAAGCGCTGATACGCGGTAAGCAGTGCCGGCTTGCCCACATAGGTTGATGAGCGGTTATTCGCGCCGCCGTCGTGATCATCAGGAATGTAGAGCGTCCAGCGATTGCGGTAGATCACCATCTGCTTTTCAATGCCAAGCGAGCTGTCAAGATAGGGATACCACTCGCTCTCGTTATTGCCGAGCGCCACGGTTTCATACCACATATCGCCCATGTGGATGAACAGATCGGGGTTCTGTGTGGCGATACGATCCCACACAAGAAACGGTGAGGCCCCAGACGTGCCGCCATCCGAACTCGTGACCGCGCACGACGACATGAGGATTTTGCCCTGCCACGGCCCCGACGATGGCAGTGTCTTGAACTTGCCGTTCTTGCCTGCGACCACAGTGCCGTCAATGACGACGGCATAGGAATACTGCGTGTTGGCGGTCAATCCACTGAGCGTGAACTTTTTGGTAAAGAACTCGGCGCTTGCGGTCGTCTGTGCGGCACTGTCTGTACTCGCCGACAAGTCGCTATTGACGCTATAGCGTATCTTGACTGACGCGACGGCATCGGTGCGTGCCACAATCGTCGCGCCGGTTGCGGCGGGGTTGCCGACCCACACCCACTTCAAGGCTACAGACGAAGGATTGACGACGGTGAGTCCGGTCCCGGTTCCCGTCGCCGTTGCCGCGCTGCCGGCACCACTGAGGGTGGAGACCGGCGCTATGACGACCAGCCCAGCGCCCGATCCCGTTGCATCGGCGGCTATGGCGCTGCCGCTCAGTGTTCTCGGATTGAGCACTGTTATGCCAGCGCCGGAACCGGTCGCATAGGCGGCGGTTCCGGCGCCACTGAGGAAGAACGTTGCCGTTGTGGTCAGTCCCGCGCCCGATCCGGTTGCCGCCGGCGCTGTCGCGCTGCCCGACAGACTGTAGACCGGATTGGTTATCTGAAGTCCAGCGCCACTGCCCGTCGCGTCGGCGGCGGTTGCCGAGCCAGTCAGTGTATAGACTGGATTGGTGTTGACGAGGCCCGCGCCCGTGCCGGTCGCATTGGCGGCTGTTGCCGAGCCAGTCAGGACGCTTGACGATCCCGTCGCTTCAGGGATAAAGTGGGCGAAATAGCGGCTCACGGGTTGAGTGCGTCCGTGCCGGCAGGTGTCAGCACATATTGGGTTACATAGCCGCGATCATCCTCGCTCTGGATTTTGATGAGCAGTCCTTCGTGTTCGAGCGCAGCAAACGTACGCAACAGGCCCACGGCGTCATCTACTGGCTTCGCCGTGATCACATACGCCTGGCGGTCGCTGGCAAGTTGTAAAGCTTCTTCACGCTTCGTCACGGTCACGCCCCTCCTAGTCTAAGCTCAACACCACCCAGGGGAACGACCGCGCCGTGCCTGCAACTTGCTTCAGTGTCGCCTTAAAGGAGATATTGCTTGGGACCGGCACGCTGATTTTGATTGGTGTGCCCTGGATATGCGCATAGGCCACGTAGTAGGCCACGCGTTCTGTGCCTGCTGCCAGCGCAATGTCATAGAGACGCAGTTCCAACACGTCGCTATTCAGCATCGCCGCTGTGTCAACCTTCAAACAGAAGGTTTTGGCCGTCGTCAGTGTGGTGAGGACGTGTTCCGTGCCGATGACGCTGGATTGTGTCCCGGATGCCGCGATTGCTAAAGCCATGATCGTTCCTTACGAAAAGCCATACAGCGTCACATCATGCGCCTGGGTGGCCGCGAGCGCGACACTACAGCGGTACCCAACCGAAATGCGCGTCCCCGCCGGGATGTCCACTGGGAAGGGTCCGATCAATTGTGGGTGCATCAAATCAATCGACGAACTGGCATTGACCATCAGGTCGTTGATGATCGCAATCTCGCTGCCCGCTGCGCCGACGAACACATCATGCAAAAAGTTCGCTGACGCGCGCACACCGTTGGCCTGATTCCCGATAGAGAGCATGAGCGCCGAGACAGGGTATGGTGTGGACGCGATCAATGGCGTCTTGGCCGACTCAGCATGAGCGGCTTGGCCCGTTGCCATCGCCGTGCCGCGCGTGGTGGCTGTTGTCGCGCCCCACGTCTCACAGAGACCCATCGGCAGCGGTGCGATAAAGGTCGATTGCAGCGCGTAGACAACGAGGCGCGCGGTCGCCGAGGCGGTGCTCGCCTGAATGCGCGCGGAGAGACGTTCTCCCGCATTCACCGTCAAGGGGACAGTGACAAAGAGAAACGGAATGCTCGTCGTCGTCCCAGGCGCGCCGCTGATTTGCAGATTCGTCAGGATCGGCACTTCCGCCGCTGCCGCGCCCACCGCAAGATCAAGCAGATACTCAACTGACGCAAGCGTGCCGCCGCCGATCATCAGCATCAGCATATTCGCCGGCTGCGTCGTCGCGGCGATCAGTTCAGCATACGCGCCCTTGACGTTGACCGCGCCCGCCGTGATCGTCGTGCCAAGGCTGGTCGCCGGCACGCTGCCTGCCGTCTCCCAGCGTTGGGCGTTGTTGCCGACCCAATCAGGCATTACACCGACTCATTGTATGACCAGGCGCTGAGCGCAATCGTTCCACCGGCGACGATACTTGCGTTATCGATGGTCATATCCGCTCCAGTCGTTGCCACCGTGCCGTAGAGTCGCTTATCGGTCGCGCCCGCCGCGCTCGCCAGCGCCGTCTCGGTTGATAGGTACAGCGCGAACCAGCCGGCCGTGCCGGTGGCATCGGCTGAGGTGTCCGATGTGACCGCATTGATCGCCACCGCGCCCGACGCCGCTGCCGCGAACGAATCAGCGGAAAGCGTCAACGTGCCGAGCAACGTCCCGGTGGCAATCGCTCCCGCTGCCGGTGGCGCGCCAGTGTAGATGTTCAAGCGTCCATTGGTGTCAAATGCCGTCGCGAATCCGGTGGTGAGCTTGAAGTTTCGAAGTCCGGTGCTATGTGCTAACGCCATGTCAGTTTGCCTCCGCTTGCTTCAATCGTAACGCGCTGATCTCGCGCTCGATGTCTTGCACGTCATCACGCGCCAGGATTTTGGCCGTGATACGCACCTGCTCATCAGGTGCCGTGTTGCCCCAGTCCGATGGCTGGTGTTCCTGAATGAGCGCCGAGCGCCGTTCTTTCAGGTCCGCTAGTTGTGCCGCTACCGACTTTGCCATGTGCTTATCCTTTCGTGTGGTGCTGTTCGTGCGCGGTGCAGGCCTCGCCGCCGTCACGGATCAGCGCGTCGAGATGCTCACCAAGTATCCATGCTCGGCCATTGTCTCCCCACGATCTTGCCCAACTATTCACGAGCCGAAACACGCCAGACACACGGTTATACCCAATGATCAGGTATGCATGACCGCCGACGATCCCGCCTATCGGCGCAATGAACCCTTTGTCATTCGGACGCATCATGCCGCTCGTCCAGACCGTGCCCGCGACGACGCTCCCGTGTCCACTCAGCAGCCACGTCGCCACGTCCTCAGCGGTGAACGCCCACACGTAGCTTGCCACATGCCCCAATGAGACCAGGACTTTCGCGCCTGCCCGCACGCTGGTCCCTGCATAGGCATCGCCGGGCCACTCATCCACCTGCTGCGCCGCGTGGTAGATAATCTGCGGTTGCGGTCCCGTACGGGTCATCAGTGGCGCGGAGGCAAGCCACTGCCGCCAGGCATAGCCGACACAATGTGGATGCGGACCCTGATCCAACACGGCGCCGCACTTATAATGCCGATATGCCGGCAGCGTCGGCGGCGCGCCCATGACTGACCGCATGAGGAACCGCTGA